GACATAAAGTGCATACCTTCTTCATCATCTATAAGAAGTGTTACGCCTTGTTCATCTACTGTTGCGATTGTTGCAGTTGATACTGACATTTACATTCTCCTTTTAGTTAGTTGATAGTTAGTTAGGGAAGCGCAAGTCAATGCAGAATTGCGATAGTTGCGATACATCACTACCACGACATTCCGCAGGTAGTGTTATGTAGTTTAGAAAGTAAATAATTGCAAGCACAATAATCGTGATTGCAATTCGCTTAACAATACGACCACGCCTTGTTAGTTTCATTAGTTACTCACATTCTCTAGTTGTTGTGTTGTGTAATAAATTCCATTTACATCAACACCGATTAGTTCCCAACCGAAGTGGGCGCAACGATAAGTAAATCCTGTGTTGTGATTGTAAATAGTTACTTCATCATTAACTGATAGTGCGGTGTGTGTGCGATTGTCAGGTAGCGCAGGTTCTAATACATTCCATAGCGCACCTTGATAAAGATTTGTCTGCTCGAAAACAATGTCGCAGATTTGATTGTGACTAAATACTTCTGCGTTGTAATCAAAACTAATAGTTGCAGAAGCAGATTGTGTTGGGTCAGTAAAAGATTTCCAAGTGATAATAATTGTTGCCATTTGTATTACTCCGTTTCGTATTAGTAGTTGATTGTTTTGTTAAGCAGATACTTTATTAAGTTGTGAAGTAAGTTCTTCAATTTGTCGAACGATTTGTTCTTTATTAACTGCGTTAAAAAGAAGTTCAATGTATTTATTTATGATTGCAAGTGCGAATGACTCACTAACAAGAACACCAACTTCGTGCGCCTTAGCAAGTTTAGAAGCGTTAGGTGTTTCAACATCAACGCTGTGTGTTACGAAACTGTTAGCAGAGAAGATACCTAAAGAAGTTTTGTAATCTTTTACCCAATTACTAAATCCGTCAGGTGTTCCCCAATGACCTGAATACGAAATACGAATTGAAGTTTCGTATAAGTTCCAACCACGCTCTTTAGTTGTTTCGATTGAAACATTTAGACCAAGAACGGAATAAGAATTTGATAATCCGTTACGAGTTTTAGGATAAGAGTAAGAAACTTTATTGTCAGTTGTAACTGTTGCAGTTGTATTGCGAATGAGTGAGTTAGTTAGTGTGCGTGACATTTGTTTTCCGTTTCTATTAGTTGGTGTTGATTGAGTAATCATTTAATTACTCATAGCCAACCACTTACATAACAACTCATAATTGTTATGCAAGTGATTGACTAAAAGTATTTAATTGTTAAACAAAGTAGTGATAACAATTATGTGCATTGGTTTTGCGAATTGTTATCTGCGAATTAAATAGTGTCGCAACTAATACGCCAGCAACAAGTTTCGATTGACCTTAATCAAACGAGTTGTTATTTTTATTTTTTAATTAGTAATCATTTATTTAGTGATTGCAAGTTGCGTATTTATTGTGTGCGTTCGCACTAGCAACTTGTGTCACGATTACTAACTGAAAAATAATTTTCAGCAAGTTCGAGTAAAAAAATAAATAAATTATTTTTTACTTTCTTGCCGACCTGCTCAAAGACCGAGGGGCTGGCGTATGCCCGAATTATTGCATAGGTCGGTAGGGGTGTGCAACCTGCGTGTCTTACGCATAAAGAAGGCAATTTTTTGCCCCTAATTCAATGAATGAATGTATTTATCTTGTAACGATAGAGGGATACATAAAGAAGAATAGAAAGTTATTTAATAAATAAAAACAATGTAATTGTTTCTAAGTGCAGGTAACTAAATAAATGCAAGTAAATAAATAAATGTAAGTAATAACTAATTGTTATTCCGCCAAGTAGTTACATAGCAAAAGAAGTTATGAATAGTTATTTAGTATGTAAGTTGCTGAAGTGCATCAGTATTAACATAACAACGAAGTTGTGTTACATAACAATAGTAAATAGCGGTGGGGGTTCTAGGGGGCGAAGCCCCCTATGTAAAAGAATAATGATTACTGATTATGTAATAGGTAATAGATAAACACTTATAGATAGATACTTACTTTGATTGTGATTGTTGAATGTATTTACATAGTTACTGATACATAACAATAGTTATTCAATACGCAAGTAAATAAACAATGTAAATAGTTAGTGAAACACAATGTAAATGCAAGTGATAAATAGTGCGTGATTATTACCTGATTACATCAACGAAGTGATAGCCATAGGCTGGTGTTGCAAACACAAACGAATTGTTATTGAAACGCAGTAGCCAAATAGTTATTTAGTTACGCTATCAAAACAACTATCAAACAATTATTAAATAGTTATTTAGTGCGTGAATAGAACAAGTAATACAAGTTATAGAAACAAGTAGTGAATGTAATTGCTAAAGAAGTTACAACAACCCCCCACAGTTAAGCGTGAATTGCACAAGGAACAGCCAGGTGAGAGGCACGGTTGAGGGGTTTAGGCTGAGGCAGTAGCCGAAAGGTGCCAAAATAACCGCATGGAACTTTACCGTGGCCTAGATGAGGGCTCTCGTGGCTCATTCATCAGGGATATCACGGGTCGAAAGAAGTTAGGTATCCACTGGACAGATAATCCAGATACTGCGGAGGTCTTTGCACAGCCTCACAGGTTTGATGAGAACAGAGACCCTGTATCGCACCCTGCTCTTAGTACAACTCAGTTTGGGACTATCATCCACGGAGAAGTGCAACCAAAGGATACTGTAAAAGAAGATAGTTCTGAATGGAAGGACCTAGCAGCAACACATCATATTTACGGTCACGAAGCAGAAGATGAAGTTACGACAAGACCAGGAGCAACTGTCAAGGTAGTTGCTCTAGAGCGTAAGACCTCTGACCCAAGCGGTAAAGAGAGAACTCGTATGGTTCGGTTTAAACCTCCTCGTAAGATGAAAGCGTAATAGCCACATGAGTAAGAATATGGAGTTCTATCACGGCTCTACAGCCCACTTTAAGCCAGGAGATGTTATTCAGTCACCTGCTGCTCGTGGAATAGAGAACCCTCGCCCTGATAATGTATGTAACACCGTTGCATCTGTTGACTGCTCGTATTTATGCCCATGGTCCAGAAGACACTGCAGAGACTGGCCCATCAGGTCACATCTACAAGGTACAGCCTGTAGGACAAAAGCGCCACGACCAAGAGGTTAAGTGGGGACTCAAAGGAGTTTCATACCACTTTCGTGAAGCAGTCGTTTTGAGCAAGCATAATCCAAACACCATGGAAGAGATTAAAGATTAATGGGTCGTAAAGAAGAGTTTGCCAAAGACCTAAAGGCCTGCCCTCAATGTGGTTCCTCTATGGAGAAGATTGAGTTCACACCGAAGAAGGTCACCAGCGTAACTGCTCGCAAGGGTGCGGGGTACAACTTGAACAAGAAGGCCGTTGGACCTAAGCAGTCATATTGGCAGTGCATGGAAGACTTCGGACATACAATAGAAGCATGAGTAAAAACGGCGAGTTCGACCACGGTACAGGCCACAAGTTTGGAGTGACCAGAGAGTTTCCTGGTAGTTACAAATCTTGCTGCGGTATGCAGGTAGATAAAAGTGCTTTAGGTGGTTGGGTTCTGACTTGGCCTGGAGAGCCACATCCAGATGAAGCAGTCAACACTTTACGAGATGCAAAGTGGATGGCTGAACAACACCACGGCGGGCAAGGTAAGAAATGAGCAACTTAGGTCGTCAGTTTGATAAGCCAAAGCGAAAGCGCACCATGGCCTACCAGTATGAGGATGCTGGCATTACCTACTGCACCTCTTGCCATAAGTCTGCTTTAGAAGAACGAAAGAAGTACGGCATTGAGGGAGAAAGTCCAAAAGTCAAATACAACACTGACTATGAGACAGGTGACTTAGAGACCTGCAGCGGTGGATGTGGAAAGACTATCTTCGGTAGAAAGGGCACTTATGAGTAACATCTCTATGTCACAGTTTGAAGCAGAGATGGCTAAGAAGCGTTCTGAAGAAGATAACATCGGTGCAGCCCCTGCGGGTACAGCAGCAGCGGCTAATGGACCGTAGTACCTCCCCTATCAAATAAGATTTTCTTTTTTCTTGTAAAGGCAGTAGCCTAAAGCCATGAGCAAGAGTTATGTAGTAACCTTCGGCGTTGGCAAATGGGACTCTTGGGGTTTCGGAGTGAACTATTGCCACTATGCAAAGTCAGTCACAATTGATTTCATCCACTGGTACGCCTATGTGGAAATTTATAAGAAGAAGGATTAAATGGATATCGCAGTTATTTGGAAAGAGTGCGTCCTGTGCGACGCCCATTACCGACAAGATGAGTTAAAGGAACACATGACACTCTGGCACGCAGAAAGTTCCGTCAATGAATGACGGGTTCTTCTGGGCAGTTGCCATCTTCTTAATCGTTTTACTAGTCGTGCTTTCGTAGCCGTTTCAAGGAGGGAAAGAAATTGAGTCACATAGTCACCCTGAGCAAAGAAGAAGTCCGTGCCTGTGCTGATGCAGCGCTCAATCGCTGGATGATGAAATTTGGCTCCGTGGACCGCCCTAACTATACGAACAAGGCGATACTTGAACCAGAGATTGCTGCGAACGTTCGCACCATCGTGGCTGAGTACGCAGTGGCGAAGTTGTACAAGAAGTCATTTACATTTCCGTTCTACCCAAATGAGGAGCACGGCTTCCGCAAAGACATTGCCGAAGTCGGCAACAACATCGAAGTCAAGTCCATCCGCACTAAAGATGAGATACCAGTTTTTCCAAAAGACATCAGAGAAGGTTGGCTACTTGTTGGCGCACGAGTTATTGACCGTGATTACTACTCTGAAGTAGAAGTCTTTGGTTGGTTAAAGATGGAAGACTGCCAAAGAGATGAATGGAAGTACGCACCTGAAGGTTCGTGGAGAATTCCGCTAGACCAGTTTAATCAAGAGTTAATCTAACCAATCTCCCGTGGTGTAATGGCAGCACAGAGGCCTTTGAAGCCTTTAGTTTTAGTTCGAGTCTAGACGGGAGAACTAAATCCACTCACTGGTATCTTCATCATAAGCACGTGAGTATGTTCGTTCTGCATGACAGTTAGCGCAAACCAATTCGCAATTATCAATTTCTTTCTGAATGCGCTCTAATGAAGACGAGGCACGAGAGAGGTCAGAGACCGAACCGTTCTTATCGTAGATATGGTCGAAGTGCATAACGTAGAAGGGGTACTTCTTCCCACAGTCCATACAGGGGTTTGACTCTTTAATGTTCTTTATGTAATCCCGATTGCGCTTTCGAATCTTGCGGTTAGAGTCTGCCGCTTTAGCCTTGTACTCCTCAGCGTTAGCCTCGTAGTGGTTCTTCGAGTACACCTTGTGGTAAGCCTTGCGGACTTCTGGGTCTTTGTACGGCATAGGCGCAACCTACCACACCGACTTGAAGTTCGAAACCCGTGGGTATATCTTTTGGGCATGAGAATCGGACGCTATGTATTACGCAAACCTTGGGTCAGATATGTTGACATGCCAATTGAGAAGGCGCTCTTCCTTCAAGTTAAACGGTCAATACTTGAAGACTTAGTTGAGGATGTGAAAAGAGAGATAGATGAAGGGTAGTAACGTGCCAGACTATAAGCAGAAGCAAATCTTCAAAGAAGACTACAAGACTCGTGACTACGGCACCATGATGCACGAGTATGAAAAGAAACTTGAACACAAGCACAAACTTCAGGAGAAGAAGATGGAAAGTAAACAATTCGCTAAGAAGAAGATTCGCACATGGACTGAAGCGGACCAGTTGTTTGAGGACCAATTGTGGGCGTCATAAAGATAGATAGCGGTTACAAGGAAAAAAGCACGGTCGGGTTTGACCGTGGAGCATTCCTATGGGATGCCGAAGGCAATCATTACCTCATTGTAGAAATGAATTGTGTCCTGGGCCTTGACGATGTTTCTGGCGAGTTGGTGCGTCGCTATAAAATGAACACGACCAGAGTTGGCAAGTGGTACATCAAGAAAGAAGAGAAACGTGTTTATCTGACGGACATCCCCACACCTAACGAAGTGGACCTTCAGCAAGAGGAAAGTCTTTGGAACTCTTAACCCTCCTCTTCCCCCGCCATTTGCAATAATGGCCCTTGATGAATAACGACTCTCGTTATGAAGCCTGGAAATGTAAAGTCTGTGGAAAGCACTATGTAGTCCCAGACTTAGCACGAGGCTGTGAGAAGAAACATCACGATGCTGCGAAGGAGAGGTTAGAGAATGACTTACTGCATTAAGTGCGGTCACGAACTCTACGACACCGTATGCATCAAGGACAACTGTCGCTGTGTCTGTGAAAGGACTTCCTCATAATGGCTACTAAAAAAGTAAAGCCTGTATCTAAAATTAAATCACAAATGAAACCTCCAAGTGCTACTGGCTATTTGGCAGAGGCTGTTAAGGCAGTTCGCATTATGGACCAGAAGAAGAAGTTGAAGTAATGGCTAAAGTAACTGGACCTAAGACTTACGGACCATACAAGGGTTCTAAGCAAAACGGTGGTCGCTCTATCGTTGTGAAGTATGACCCAAAGTCTCAGAAGACTACGAGCACCAATGCTGCTCGTGATAAGAAAGAGAAAGAATTAGGGCGAAAGTTATCTAAGAACGAGCACGTTGACCACAAGGACAACAACAAGGACAACGGTGGTTCAAAGAACTTGCAGGTAATGAAAGCCTCCGAGAATATCGGTAAGGGAAACAAGAATAGGAAGAAGAAAAAATAATGGTTGAAAAAGGAACAGTAGCGGCAATCCTAGAAGTTGCTAAAGCAGAAGTAGGAACTATTGAAGGTCCTAAAGATAACGAGACCAAGTACGGTGCTTTCACAAAGGCTAACTTCTTACCATGGTGCGGAAGTTACGTAATGTGGTGTGCAGCCCAGGCTGGCGTAAAGGTTCCTAATACTGTATCTACAGTTGCAGGTGCAGCAGCGTTTAAGAAAATGGGTACTTGGTTCGAGGCAGACTGTGGACAATCACCACAACCTGGAGATATCCTGTATTTTGATTTCCCAGGAGATGGCGTTGACAGAATTTCTCACGTAGGTATATGTAAGTCAATCAAGTCAGACGGTGTTGTCTACGCTTACGAAGGAAACACTAGCGGCAAGAAAAAGGGAAGCCAACGAAATGGCGGCGAAGTTTGCGAGCAAGTACGTCTTGCAGACGGCGATTACGGTCCCGCCACAAAAAAGGCTGTCATTGCTTTCCAAGACAACCATGACGTAGTTGACTCAAATGGTATAATTGGCCCTAAGACTTGGGCGGAACTGGTTAAGTTCCTCTAATGTACTATTTGACCCATATCACCTTTCAAGGTGTATTTTTGGTAAGTTTGGTACTAATAGTCATTATTGGCGTAAAGTGGGCAGATAAAGACTAAACGGACATCTTAACCTACAACCCTCCAGGGATACCTAATGGTATTCTTGGGGGGTTCTTCTTTGAAGGGGTGAGCATGACAACAATCGTTGGAGTTCAGTACAAAGACAAATGTGTTCTTGCTGCTGATAATCAGGTAACTGGTGATGGCGGACGTCGTTACAACCATCCTGACATGAAAAAGATTGCACAACGTGGTTCTTTCCTAATTGCAGGAAGTGGAGAAGTACAACCTTGCGATGTTGTACAACACATGTGGAACCCTCCAAAACTTACCGCTAAAGATTATGATGACATTTATCACTTTATGATTACCAAAGCAATGCCTTCCCTCCGTAAGTGTTTGACCGATAATGGTTATGACTTCAATGAAGGAAAGGGGGAAGGGAAAGCAGATGAGAATAGGTTTAACTTTCTCATTGCTGTGGGGGGCGAACTTTTTGATATAGCCGATGATTTATCGGTTTGTCGTTCTGGAGATGGAATCTACGGAGTAGGTTCTGGTTCTGACTACGCAGTCGGTGCTATTCATGCTGGTGCTAAACCAGAGAAAGCAGTTGAGATTGCTTGTAAGTTAGACGTTAATACTTCAGGGCCAGTTCAAATAGTGGAGCAGTACAAGTAACCTGATAGGGTGGACTAATGACCGAAAACTTTTATACTTCAAACAAGGAAAAGAAGCGCCTTGTCAACATTGCAGAGCAAGCACAGTTTCTAAAAGAAAAGAAAGAAGCCCCATTCGTTAAAGCGTGGGAAGAAGCACAGATTAAGGCTGCAACAATGCAGTCTGTATTGGACTATGCCGTAGAGCAGTTCACAGAGCACAAGGATGAGTTAGAGCCAGATATCGTGGAAAAGACAACAGCACTTATTGAAGAACGACAGACAGAGATTAAAGAGTTCCTAATGACCGAAAAAGAACGTTACTTAGCAAGCATTGGCATTCAGGAAGACTGATAATAGGCGGTATGCCTAGAGGGAAGAAAGAACCAGAACTGGTTAAGGGTGGCAAAGGTCCGTTTAAACTAAACCAAACGGCACCAATATTTAACGACAGGCGCACAAAACGTAACAGAGACCGTTCGACACAACTTCGGAAATCTATTGAACGGAGTTCACAAGAATGAAAAACGGATTTAAGTTGTTTGGCAACATCCTCCTTCGCATCGTTGCAGTATTTGCTGCTAGCGGTCTTGGAGTTATTGGCGCTGGCTCTATCGCAGGTATCTCAGTAGTTAACGCAGTTACAGTTGCTGGTCTTACAGCAGTTGCAGCAGTTGTTGAAAAACTTGCTCGTGGCTTTATGAACGATGGAAAACTTTCTCTTGATGAGATTAACTCTGCATTTGCAGCAGTTGATGTTAACTCTAAGACAGCAGCAGACCTTCAAGTAGAGGCAAACCAGTCAGGAGCAGCAATTACAATTGAGCCTGTTGCACCTGCTAAAGATAAAGACCCAGAGTACAACTAACCACCAGTCTTATAAAACCCTGAGCCTTTGAACTGAAGGCCAAAAGAATTAAAGACACGTTGAAGAGCGTAGCCGCACTTATCGCAGACATAGTTAGGTTCTGCAGAGTGAATGCTACGCTCTTTTTCGTAGTCTAAATCGCACTGTATACATGCGTATTGATACTTTGGCATTACGGTATTAAAACATACTTTCCAGTAGCAGACTCATTAGATGCTGTAGTTGTAGTTGCAAGTATGCTTGCATAAGTAGCGTCTACAGAACCTTGACGCATTAAAAGCCAAAGGCCTGCAATAGAGGCAGTTGCATTAGAGGTGCCAGCCGTAAACCTTGTAGTTCCGTTTGCGTTAGTTACAAACCAACGACCGTTAGCGTAAAAGTCCACTGCAGAAGATACGTTGCTATAGCGAGCAATGTAAGGCTTTGCCTTGCTATCCCATGCAATTGGTTGGCTTCCAGCCCAAGGGTTATCTGTTGCGCCTACCGCTACAACATCCGCAATGCAGGCAGGTGAGTTGATTGCTGTTTTATTACTGTTGTTTCCTGTTGCTGAAATGACAGCAACATTGCGTGCTTTGAGTGTTGCAATCTGCTCAACCATGCCTGCAGGGACTTTGCAACCAGCAAACACTCTACCCTGTGAGATGTTTACTACTGCAATATTGTATTTTTCTTGATTAGCAATAACCCAATCAAGAGCCATCTTCACTGACTCTAAAGTGTATAGACCAGCATTACCGTTTGGATTTACTCCAACGATACGGATTGGCAATAACTTTGCTGAAGGGTTTACCTTTGCAACAATAGAGAGCATCTGTGTTCCGTGGTCAAGTGCTCTATCTTTAAACGCAGGAAGTGCTGAAGCGCCTGCACCTTCCATAGAAGGTTTTCCGTTTGCACAGGTGTAAGACTCAACTACGCAGTATTCGGCAACAATCCTGTCGCTAAATAGTGATGGGGTTGTTCCTGTATCAATAACCGCAATTGATGGTGGTACGTTGGCGTGTGCTGGTACACCAGTTGTACCTATAAACACTGCTGTTACTAAAAAATAAACTAACTTCTTCATTTTGCCCTCTTTCGTTGTTCTTGCCCTTAGAGTACAAGACTGACTTTAGATAACACAAATTACAAACGGCATTTGGCTAAAGACGTTATATCTTCTTAAGAAGGTAGACTTAGTTGGAGCATACACCGTAGCCATAGGGGGTAAAATAAAACTATGATTTCTAACCAACAGTTTGGTTTAAAGCCATCTATTACCGCTAGCAAACAGGCTATGCCTGAAAGCGTTAAGTACGATGGCCCAGCAGGGTTAGAGGTCAGTGGTGTTCAAAATAAGTTTGCTGCTAATTCAGGTAAGTATCTTCCTAAGCCAGGGTTTGGGTCATAGTGAGTACTGCAGTTAGTCCAACAGAACTTACTGCTTTAGACCGCTGCGATAAATGCGGAGCACGAGCAATGGTTCGTGCAACTCTCCGCACAGGAGAACTATTCTTTTGCGGACACCACGCTAAAGAAACTGGTTACACATTGGTACAAGCATCTGTAGAGATTTACGACCCAGAAGGATTTTTTGATTATGCCGATAGATAACAAAGCCATAACAAGCGTTCCGTTAACAACGACCGCTTACTACTACCAACGACGTCCAGGTAACGAGAAAGTTGCAAGTGGAATTTTTGGTGGACCTAAAGGTGACTACGGCAACTACAACGTTGGCAACATGACTCAGATGGAACTCAATAGACCAAGACAGAGGCAAACAGGTGGGTAACTTAAACTCAGGGCAATTTAACGAAGCGTTTGACGTTGGAGCACAGCAACGACGTAAGAAGGAACGCCGTGGTCTTGCTGGGGCTTACGTAGGTCTTGGTAACTATTGGTACAACTATCCTTACGTGTACGGAACTATGGGAACTGGTGGTTCCCTTACATCCTCTTATGAGCAAAATAAAAACCCAAACAAAGAAACTGCAGCAGACCACGTTGCTCAAGCAATGGGTGCTGCAACTAATGGTGTTGTTGATACTGGAGTTACGTCATCAACTTCAGATGGTGGCGGTATGGGCGGAACATTGACAGGATTGTCAGGTACATCTGGATGAGTAAACAACTTAACCGTAAAGTTCTTAAAATTAATAATCGCCAAGAAGTTACAACAGGATTTGTTTACACACCAGATAAAGGTTACAAGTCTGTAGCAGAACCAAGTATTGTTACTTGGACTGGTTCTGGTAGAGGTGTACAAGGTGAATCAGTTAACTCTGGAACTGGTTCAGGAAAAACACAACTACTTAAGAACCGAAAAGCAATTTAAATCTGCTTTAATAAGAAGTTGTAGGGCACATCAGCATTCCGAGGGGAATACTTGAAACTTCTGCGTATATTCGCAGCACTAAACGGAATCCTTAGTCGTATTTACTTTATATTAGGAGCAGGATTTATTTTCCTGCTTCTTTCGATGATGCCTGCGTACGCAGACGGCGAAGCGACTCCTCCTGTGCAAGACGTGATTCTTGTATCCACGGCGGATTCTTCAACTGCAACTGCAGGACCCGCACCTTCATCTTCAACGGATACGAGTTCTGGAAATACGACACAACCCACCCCGCAACAAAACTCAACAACATCAGAAACATCACAACAATCTGAGACACCTACAGTCACCTCCATTACTACTAAAATTGAGGATGCGACCTTAACACTCAACAACGCCGTTGAAAGCGCAACTGCAGCAGTTCAAGCAGTCCCCAGTGTAGAGGCAGTAGTTGCTGCAAGCCCTGTAGCAACTCAAGCAGTAGAGTCAGCCACAGTAGCCATCACTGCTGCTACTACCGCTATTACGGCTGCCGAATCCGCTACAGCAACCGCAGTAGTTGCTCAACAAGCCGTCGAATCTCAAACTGCAGTTGTGGCTGTAGCAACTACCGTTGTGGAGTCAGCAACCGCAGTAGTCACACTTGCCACAGCAGCAGTAGATTCTCAAACAGCAGTAGTGGCTACAGAAACTTCAGAATTAACTACTCTTCAAAATACTCCGTCTGATTCAAAGACTTACACAACTGCAGGATATGTAGCCCCTGTTGCTCCAGAGACACCTACAGTAACCACAACAACTCTTCCTCCTATGTGGGATGCAGCCACCAAAATCTCAACCCCATTTGACATCAAGATGGGCAACACTGTTTATGAAGGACAAGGCACAGCAAGCCAAATTTATGTAACCTCAAAAGCAACAATTACATTTGGTGTAGGAGACTTTAACTGGTCTGATTTCCCACAAGGTGCACATATCTCAGTATTTGGCAGTGATTTTATGAGTGCTGGACCTGGTGCTGGAATCACTGTTACAACCACAGAAACAACTTTAGCAGTTGATTGGGACCTCCATAGATTTGGAGATAACAACGGTCCTATTACAAACGTTAATTGGACAATGACAGTTAATCCTGAAACAGGTGAATGGACAGGAGTAGGAACAGTTGCTGGAAACACAACAAACCTCTACGGTGGTCCTCGCATTGGTGTACGGTTAGCAGCAGGTCAAACAGTTCAACCTATGGCTAACGTTTCAAATGAAACTTTAACTTCTCAAATTGAAAGCCAAACAGCGGTAGTAGCAACAGAGACTGCAGTACTAACAACTCTTACAGAAGAAAAAGTGGAGGCAGTAGCAGAACTTACAACTGCTCAGACCACACTAACAGCAGAGACTCAAGTACTTACATCATTACAAGAAACAGCAACAGCAACTATTGGTACTGCAAACACTTTGGCGGATACTGCAGTTACAAAAGTAAACGAAGCAGTAACAGCGCTTACTACAGCCGTAGCAACTGTTAGTAACGCTTACGCAGAACAACAAGCGGCAATTCAAGCAGAAGCAGCAAGAATTGCTGCTGAACAAGCCGCTGCTGCTGCCGCAGCCGCTGCAGCCGCTGCTGCATACGTTCCACCAGCACCTCCTGTTGTAACTCCTGACCCTGTTCCTGAACCTCCTGCAGAGGAGCCACCTGCAGAGGAGCCACCAGCAGAGGAGCCACCAGCAGAGGAGCCACCTGCAGAAGAACCTCCTGCAGAAGAACCTCCTGCAGAAGAACCTACTTCTGAAGAGGTAGAGGCTGTTGTAGATGATTTACTTTCTGATGGAAAACTATCTGCTGCTGATGCGGAAGAAGTTCTCGACGCTTTAAACGCCGACGGTGAAATTTCTAAAGAAGAAGTTAATTCTTTATCCGATGCACTTGCAGCAGATGGAAAGTTAACTTCTGCCGAAAAAGAACTTGTTGCTGATGCCCTTATTGCATCTGTTGCATCGGGAGAAACACTTACATCTGAACAGATTCAAGAGGCTGGTATTGCATACGGAGACTTACCTGCCGAAACTCCTGTTGATGTTAGAACTGATGAACAAGGAAATGCTGTCATAATTACTGCAGAAGTTGCAGAAGCATTAGTGTTACTTGAAAATCCCGCAGAACTACTTGGCGAATTATTCTCGGACCCAGGTCAGGCTCTGTTAGCCCTTGGAAGTATCGGGGCAGATATGTCTACTGAAGAACGTGAAGAGGCAACCGATATGGTTGTCGCAACTGTTGTTGCTGCGGGTGCTGCTATGAACGCAGTAGGTGCTGCAGCAGGTGCTGCTGGTGGTTCGTCCTCTGGCGGTACTGGTGGAGGCGGAAGTTCTGGTGGTGGAGGCCCATCGGGTGAGAGTAAAGGCGTAAGGAGACGTAAGTCGTGAAAATACTAAAAGACATGATTGACCAACTCTGGACTCTACTTGGCATGTTTATTGCTTGGGTAGTTCTAGATGGAAGCGCAAAGACAATTGTGGGGTACGCAATTATTGCAACATTAGTTGCATGGGCAATTACGTATCCGCTGCGTAACCGAGACGAATAAGAGACCATTGGTCTGAGTAGGGCATAGTTAGGAGAATCATGGATATCAATACACTTAAGGCAGCAGGAGCCAC